ATTGAAATATATCCACTATTTCTTTTTAGTGATAAGGCCCATCGCACCTTTTGCTCCCTTGATTCCAAAGCTCGCACTACAGGCGATATATAAGAGATGCTTATAATAATCAGGAAGTGAGTGTAAAGCCTCGAACCCTGCTTTAATATGTGGAGTCCATCCAGGAATAAATACGGCCACCGCCGGAACCAACAGGCATATTAAAATTAGCTCGTCTTTCCAGCTGCCTTTCATTTGATCGACCGCACTGGCCTCCCACGAAATTTTGCCCGCGATCTGCTGTTCCTTGAGAGACTTCTGTGCTTTGATTTCTGTTAATGCTAGTTCAGCTTTTGCCTTTTTAGTCTCGACAAAACCTTTGACCGCATTACCAACTAAGTTTGAGAGGGGACCTAATAAAAGATTAAACATTAGTGACTATTAAGTAGATAACAACAACAGCTGCTCCACCAACTAACATCTTTCCTTTTTTATTTAGGTTGTCCCATTTAGCTTTTAGGGATTTAATCATATCCATTAGAATACTCCTTTAAATGGTTTCTTCTTTACTTGCACTGCCTTTTGACCTTGAGTCTTAGACTTTGCAGGGTCAACTGCAGGTGACTTGTAAGGAACTTTTTTACCGTCAATAACAGTATTATTATCTGTAGCTTTGTCCATTACTTTTTCCCCTTCCTTTTTTTTATTAGTGGGCTCGTGCCTTTCATTTGCACGCCGACTCTAATTTGCCCACCTTTTGATTTTTTTTTAAGGTAGTCATCAAAACCTGTAAAACGATTTGGATCTGGACCATCAATTTTGTCATCTCGTTTTTCTAACCCAAGATCTATAAATATATTTCTTACTGCTCTCTCAAATTTTTTGTCAAATTTTTTAAGTTTGTCTAATAAAACACCACCTGATTTACCAGCCATTATCTTTTCCTCGCTGTTTGAGCAGCTCTTCTAAAGTTAGCTGCGCTAGGTGCACCTTTGGCACCTTTCTTACGCATTTTACCACCACGCTTTCTTTTAGCATGTATGTTTGCGTATAAACCTGGTCTACTCATTACTTTCTCTTTTTAATGAGAGGACTTGTGCCCTTCATTTGCATACCGACCTTAGCTTTTTTAATGACACCACGACCAATAAGAATATCTTTCATTGTTACTTTGCCGTCACCATCCATGTCTGGAAATTTTTTCTTCTTCTTTTTTACTTGCTTACCTTTTTTTAATCCTTGAGCTTTTAATTTAGCAGTAGCTTCTGAGAGTCCCCCACCTTTAAGAAGTTTCATTTGCTTTGCATCTCTCATATCATTAATTCTTGGTTCAATTTTTTGAATACTATTAACTGCCTTGTCATATGCTGATTTAGGAAGAGTGCCTTTTTCGAATGACCTTTTAAGAATGTCAAGTATTTGTGCTTGCATTCCTGATCCACCAAGTTTTTTCATATCACCTGTCATATAAAAAAATTACATTATTTTTATTCTAATGCAAGTCGTTCCTTTTAAAGCCTGGGTCCATATTCATTTTTGCCCACTCAAATAATGCGTCAGCTTCGTCTTTATTTAAGTACAACATGTAGAGTTGTCGGACTATTGACAGGTATGCACTGGCAACGATCAACGGATCGAACTCTTCTGTGATGTATTGGAGGCTATTGTTAGTTTGATCACGAATAACGGTCTGCAAATCTTCCATTTGCTCCGGTGTAATCGCCTTTAACTGATATTTAAGTCCTTTTGGGACGAGTTTTTCCTGCTTTGGAGAGGGCGATTGCAACTTTTTGTTTTTGTGCTCTTTTTTTGCCATGTTTTTTTGCTGTTTTCTTTAAAATTTTAGGTGGATTGTCTTTAACTTCTTTAAAAGCTTTCTCAACGGACATTTTTCCCCCATTTGCCCTCATTTGTACAACATTTTTCATCAAATTGTTCATGTAATTAGCAGGTGTTAGCCTTCTTTTACGACTTTGTTTCTTTACAAGTTGTTGTAACTGTTGAATTTGTTGTCTTGTGAGCTTTTGTTGTACCATTACCCCTGTCTCCTCTTCAATTGGTCACGTGTTATTGCCATTTGTTGCCTATACTCAGTCATGTCTTCACTAGATTGTATCTTTTTTTCTGTCAACTCTCTATCTTGTTTTAGTTTTTCTTGATCCATTTGAAATTGCATCATTGACTCTTGTGCTTTACGTTGAATTTCTGCACCGCGAAGCTCAAGTTCTTTATTCTTGAGTTCAACAATGGGATCTTGACCTTGTTGTGTCAAACCTTCCTGTTCTTCTTGCACCATTTTGTTTGTCAAGACTGCAATGATCTGTGATATCTGCGACTCTGCTTCGTTTTGTATTTGTTGTGCAATTTGTGGTGGAACTTGCCCTCCCATTTGCTGTGCGATTTGCATCAACTGTTGTTGAACAACTGCTTGTATCTGAGCTCTTGCAGCTAAAGAAATATGCTCTGATACATGACCTTGTAAAATCGCAAGTATTGCAACTTGTGACTTAACTAAAACAGATGAAGCAAAAGACCTATGTGCTTCTATATGAGCGTCATGGTTTTGTTGAATGAAAGCTTGTAGCTGTGCACCTTTTAATGCTTTTGCATTTTCAACACCAGGGTCTTCTGGCATTGGTTGTCCTGGCACGGGTAAAATATTTTCAATTTGTTGAACACCTAAGGCTTCATACATTCTTCGATATGCTTCATACAAATTGTGTAACTCAGGTTTACTCTGAGCTAGCTGTAATTGCATCTGAGCCATCGTTACTCTTTGTGATATTGAAAAAACATTTGGATCTGAAACAGGTAAGACATCAACTTTTTGATCAAAGTCCATTGCTTTGACAAAAGAGTCTCCGCCTGCAACGTTGTATGGATACATGGGTGGTAAGTAAGTTGCAAAAACTTTTGCTAATAATTTAAATTCTATTCTTTGAGCGTAATGTAATCTTTTATGAATCGCTGACATAACTTTTGTGCCACGTTCTAAAAGTGCCATGGTGGTACCAACAGGCATTTCCTGACTGCCTCCCTCTGCTATTTTCATGTCTGCTATGGAAGCAAATCTTCGACCTGCGTCAACACAGAATCCTAGAAGATTAAATAGTGTTGCAGAGGGTTCTTTGTAAGGAAGAGGTAGTAATGAATCTCTTAGTATTCCGTTAGGAGCATCAACGTCTCTAAACTCTCCTGGCTGTATGGGTTGATCGTCGTCTCTTATTCTGAAACCACGAGACTTGAACCCAGCAGGTAAATTTGACAATGTTCCTGAATCAAGCAGTTGACGAAGAGCAGCAGTTGCAGTTCGTGTAAGACCACCCAACATGTGAATAAGACCAAAGCCATAGAAACCAAGACCGGGTAAGAATTTGTAATGAACGAAGTATTGAATCTTTTTTTTGTTAGGATCTTCTTTTCTAAAGTTTCTATAAATTGATAAAACTTTACCTGAACCTTCGTCAATAGTGACAATATATGGTACTTTAATTCCTGACTCTTCTTCAAAACCTTTTAAGTCTAACAAGACATGCATTTCTAATAAAGTATAATCTTGATAAGTTTCTTCTTTTTTTGTTCCCTCTAAATCATCATACTTTTCTTGAATGTCATTCTCAGCTTCATAAGGATTGATCTCAACGTCTCTATAAAAACCTGACACTTGTTGTTTCTTAACTTCGTTTTCTGTCATTTTAACAATGTGAGTTACTCTTTCGACAGACTCTAAATCAGAGGTCATGTAAGGAACCACTAAATCTTCAGCAGCAATAAATTTTGATACTGCTCTACCCATACCTCCATCGTAATAAATTTTCTTAAATGCAGAACCTGCAAGGGGTAAATGAAATAACATTTGATCTAGTTCAGGATCATATTCTTCCATTACATCCGAAATGTAATAGTTCATAAAATCTTTTACTCGCTCTGACTGAGCTTCTACTTGTGGATTTGTTGCACCGATAATTTGAGTTCTTACTGGACCACCTGCCGGTAATAATTCTTTGTATGATTGTGCTTGAAACTGAACAACAGATTCTGAGAGTAATGGGTGATAAACTCCACTGGCTCCTGCGAAAGGTCTGGTCCTCTCTTCATACTTAAATCCTAATAAGTCTAGTCCTTTAGTATATCCTGTTTCCCATTCTTCTCTTGAACTTTTATCAGTGTTGTAATCAGACTGTAATTCATTTGATAAGTTTTCTAAGTCACCGTCGTCCATTGTGTCTGCAAGATTCGCACCAAAAGGAACACCATCTTCTTGTTGCTCCTCTGGATTGATAACGACACTTCCGTCCTCTTCTTCTAAAAATTTTCCTTCAGGTTGTTCCCCTTCAAATGTGATTTCTTGTCCGACTTTTTCTATTTGTAATTCTTCTGCTGTATTAATTTTTTTATCTATACTATCAACCATTTATGACCTCATCTAACGAAATTAAACTAGAGCTCCATACTTGTCCACCCCTTTTACGACTGATATAGTTTTGTAAAAGCCCTTCATCAAACTCTTGTGCTGGGTTGTCATAATTCTTTCCTTTTAAGTATTCAAGCGTAGGTGACAAATCTATAAAACCCCATCCTTGTTTAACATTAGATATATACCCGCCTTTACCACGAAGCTGATCTGCATTTACAACATACGTATTAATAAAATTACCATTGTCGTCTTTAGCCCCTTGTTCATACAGAGCAGGAGCCACAAAATCTTCGCCGTATATCTGTTGACCAAGTGTAGTGATTCTATCTATCACATTTGTTGCTGCTTTATACATGGTGTTGTTTGTTGGGTTTTCATCAGATCCGTAAAAGTTTAAATGACCTTGTGCTCTCTTTTGACTTCTTTCATCTGCGAATTGTATAATGGTCGTGCCTGCACTTGAGAAATCAGTGGATAGTCCTGGATCAGTTGGGCCACTTAACTGAATCTGAGCAGAGTGTTCACCAGGTATCCATTGAACTCTATCAACACCTGTTCTAATAGAATCTAAAACATATTGGTAAATAGATTCTTCAGCATAACCTAACGGACCAGTAGATACATAAGGTAATGTTTTTGAAACAGCGCCTTTTTGATTTTCTAGTTGAATTTTTGAAGAACGATACACATTTTCTAAATGCTTGTTTAATTTTTTTGCGTATTTAATTAATTCTGTTGATCTGTCATTATTGTTCAAATAGTTTTCTCTATTTGCCTCTGGTATATTATCAATCATAGTGGCTTCTTGACCACCAAACTTATCAATAATCTCTTCTTTTATAGTATCTGATGAAGAGGACACATAAGGAGCGCCCGGATCTTGGGCCTCCATAAAAATTTCATTTAATCTACTTATCTCAGAGTCTGTAAGTTTAAATGTTTGTTGAAGTCTTGGTAAATTATTTTCTCTAAAATCTAATATCTCTTGGTTGATGTTACCTAAAGTTATCTCTCCAACAGGATCATATGATCTGTTTTCTCTACGTATATTACCCTCATCGTCAGACTGAACTTCAATCAAAGTATTATAAATTTTTCCATCAGGATCTTTTAACTGACCTGTTCTATAATGAAAAGTATCGTGATTTTTTCTATCTGTCCAAGAACCATCGAAGTGTGTGCTAGCTTTTCCAGATTCACTTAAAGCTCCCTCTCTTATGTTCACTGTAAGACCTTGAACGTCATAGTTTTCTAAACTCT